ATACACAGGGCGCGGAAGAAGAACTCGCGGCTGGACAGCCCGCGCTTGCGCGCATAGACACCCATGGCCAAACCTCCAAAAAAACGAAAATTACAGCGGCCGCTTCGCGGCATAAAGATCAGGAGCCGCGCAAGGCGGCTCCTGTGAAGTATAAGGTACGGCTAATGCTTAGCCTACGAGGAAGCAGGGCGCCACGCCCACCCCGGTGCCCGAGGCGTTGCCGTAGGCAAGGCCGCTCGCGTAGACGCTGCACGCGCTGGCCGCGTTGACACCAGAGACGCAACGGAGCCACACGTGGGACCGCTCACCGTCGGGCGTGCGGAAGATGCGGTCGCTCGGCAGCTTGAAGACGGGGATCTGGCCAATGATGCCGTTGCCGTACTTGCTGCCCCAGTAGACGCATCCGTACATTTCACCCTCGTCGGGCAGCCACAGTCGGCCTACATTTTTCCAGCTCCAGTTGTTTGAATCGGTCAGCTTCGCGCTTGCGCTGTAACGCTGCTCCAGCAGGGCGATGCGCTCCTTCATGACGGCGCGAACCTCGGCCGGGAACTTCGGCAGCAGGGTGTCGCGCAGGTACTTGAAGACGTTGCTGGCCATATAGGGGCACGGCTCGGCTGCGGTGCCGTTGTTGTCGTTGGACGTGTTCCACTGCACCTTCTGCGGGAATGCGGTGCGCGTGCACATGAGGAGGCTGGGACCTTGGGCCGGGTCGCAGCACCCCTTGTCGTAGTCGAATGCCCCGATCATGTAGGGGTAGGTGTTGGACTCGACCTGGATGTTCACGAAGTCGCCGAGGCGCAGGCCGGCGTAGGCCTTCGTCCCGACTGCCGCATCCTTGGCCAAGTCAACGCGGTCGGCAAGGTACTCCCATGCGTTCGCGTATCCGTTGGCAATCTCGTCCTCGAAGAGCACCTCGATGTTGCGCCCCTCGAACGTGTTGTTGGCCTGCTGCGTGTTCAGCAGGATGGGGCCGCCTCGGAAGTCCTCGTCCACTTCCTCAAGTGCGGCGATCTTCTTCTCCTGGGCGTCGATGAGCGTTCGCCCTCCAGCGTCCACGATTTCGCGCTTCTCGCGCACGCCCTCATCGTTGATGAATGACAGGCTGGTCACTTGTGCCATGTTACTGCTCTCCAATCTCTAGGGTCTCAGTCTCGTTGTTCATGGTCGCCACCTTGAAGATGGCCACGGTGCCGTCCTCATCGTCTTCCTCGTACCCCGCCATATCGAATGAGGCGAAGAGAACGTCAGCAACGACCCACACGTCGCCGCTCTCGCGGGTGGCGCGGTGGGCTAGTTGGTCGATGGCTCCGAGGATGGTGTCCATATCGAAGCCCTGGTTGTGGATGGCGTCGATGATGGCCTGCGCCTCTCGGCTGATGACCAAGGCAGAGGCGACCGTCTCGTTGACCTCGCGCACGGCGTTCAGCACTTTCTGCAGCACGTCATCGGTGACCTCTGGCAGAAGCGTGTCGTACACGTCCCCGCTCTCGTTGATGAGGAAGGGGCGCTCCATCTTCTGGGTGACGATGCGCTGTTCCATTCCCAGGTACCCGATGATGGTGACGAAGAGGCGGCCTTCGGTGAGGAGCACTTTGGCGGGAATCTCGCATTGGCCGCTGGCGATGCTGATGGGGTTGCTCCTCTGCCCGTCTGCGGCGTTCACGAATACGGCAACCACGTCGGTCATGTAGTCCCATTCGCTGTCCCATGCCACGCGCAGAACGTCGCCGCGCACGCAGTGCTGGACCCATCGGTCGTTTCTGGGGTAGGTTATCTTGCGGTCCACGATTCGCACGTCGTGGATCCTTGCATTTCTTGGCATGCCGGTCCTTTCTATAGTCCGAGCAGCTTCTCGATCGTTGCCACCTTGGATGCTAGGGCGGCTGTCGCCTGAGAGGACTGCTTCGTGGTCGAATCGCCGAGGTCGATGCTTGAGTTGTGCGGCTCGTTTATGTCAATCGTCTGCTTGATGATCTCCAGAGGCTCATCGAGGCCGACCAGTGGGTTGCGGCACGGGTACCAGTCGAGGAGGCGGAACTCGTCGGGCGCGAGGTCGATGAGTGAGAGGTCGTAGGCGCTCACGGCGGCGGAGTGGGGGTACTTGTTGTTCTCGGCAAGCCACGCCCTTGCAGAGCTGAGCAGGTTGGCAGGCTGGGTCATATCGTCCCAGGCGTGCGTGCCCTCGATGATGCCGTACGTGGCCATAGCCTCGGCATCGTCGATGTACTCGCGTCCGCCGTTGACGCTGGCCACGGTTATGCGGTCCTCGCTGTCCTCCAGCTTCGCGCCCAGAGGCCTCAGCCGCGTGATGATCTGGGTGGGATCCTCGTCCATGCTCACGCTGGCCATGTTCCTGGCCACCTCGATGGGCGCGTCCCTCTCGGTGCCCAGCTTCGCGCTGTAGTCCAGGTACAGCAGCCCGTCGGCCTCGTTGCGGCGCACGATCATCTCGCCGCCGAACACTTCGACCAGCTTCTTGAAGAGCGTGTCGCGCGTGCTGTCGCGCTGGAGGCCCTTGTACACGCCCTTGCTGGTCTCGTAGGTGATGAGGTCAACCTTGCCGCGATATACGCGCTTGTAGGCCTCGACGCGCTCGTTGTGGCGCGCCAGCACGTAGTCGATGAACTGCTGGAGGCCGTTGGCGCTGCCGCTGCCGGACCACTGACGCTCGGCAAGGTACGGCTGGGTCGAATCGCACAGGTATGCCTCGACGCCCTCGCACTGTACGGACTTGAAGACGGTGCCGTTTCCGTCCATGGATGCGGGTGCCTTCACGATACGGCCATCGAAGTCCAGGCGGCCGGTCTTCCCGTTCCTCACCTGGATGGTGGTCTTGAAGTTGCGGAGGAGCTCGTAGCCTGGGTTGTCCGGGTAGATGGTGAAGGTTAGGCAGTCGATCGCGTTGCGCTCCTTGGTCACTTGCGCCGACGCGATGCGCTCGTAGCGGTCGTGGATGTTCACGGCCTCGCCGTCGTTGAATATCGTCACGGTGTACAGCATCACATGCGCTCCTCGAACCACGTGATGACGGCACCGCCGCCGTCCACCTCGACCTCCACGAGGCCGCTCTCAAGGCAGAGGCTCGTCACCTGCTTCTTTCTCACGGTGACGCTCTCGCCGCCGATGGCGATGGTTGCCCAGTCGCGAAGAGGCTCGGCCGTGATGCGCACCGGCCTGCCCTCGTTTATGACGTAGTTGGTGCCCACCTCAAGGGTGGCCGTGCTCTCATCGTCGGCCACCATGAAGGGGTAGAGGTCGAAGGATGCCGTCACCTTGGCATGCACGCCGCTCGTGGCGTGCTCCCACGAGGTATCTGAGCAGCTGCCGTGGTTGTGGAACTCCTCGAACATGCTGTCGCGAATGTCGGCGTTGTAGATGCCTGAGAGCCATGCGATGAACTCGCGCACGCCCTCCATCAGCTCTTCGATGCCGGCGAAGTCCCTGGCGAAGGTGTAGGTGATGGCCTTCTCATCGTAGAAGGCCTCGCCGTATACGCCCGTATAGTCCAGCGATCCGTTCGCGTAGGGCACGGTTACCTTCGTCTGGCGCAGTTTCGGCGGTGTTTCCTCGCGGCTCACGAGGCGCCACCCGAAGTCATCGAGGGAATGGTATCCCTCCACGCTGATGCCGGGGTTCATCATAGTGCCAGTCCTCTCCTTGCGTTGCTGTACCTGCTGCCGTTGATCTGGTCGAGGTAGGGTGCCAGCGCCTCGCCGAGGGTCTTGCCGTCCAGCATGATGACGGTCCTGCCGACCCCTGCCTGCGCCAAGGCCTTCACGATGGCGCGCGCAAGCCTCTCCTCGTTGATGTTCCCGCCGCGTCCGCCCATCATGTCGAGGTCATGCGCCACGGCCTCGGAGAACGGCTTCATACGAGAGCCTGAAAGCGGGACCACAGCCTCGGGTCCAGCCTCGCCGATGCCGATGATCTTGGCGCTGTTGAAGATGCCGCCCTTGGCGTACCACTCGATCGAGAGCGAAGGAATCGATCCTTTGAGCAGGTCGCCGATCTGCCAGCCGCTCGGCGAGATTCCGAAGTGTGGCAGGTTGATATGGGGCAGCTGGATGTGGAAGTTCGAGAAGAAGCCCTTGATGGTCTCGATGATGTTGCCCACCGTGTTCTTAGCGGTCTCGATCGGGTTGGTGATGGCGTTCTTCACGCTCTCGAAGATTCCCGTCACCGTGCCCACCAGGTTGTTGAAGGTGCTGGTGATGTTGTTCCAGATGCCCGAGACCACGTTGCCGATGTTGGAGCTGATGGCGTTCCAGATGCTGCTGGCCGTGCTGAGCACGCTGTTCCAGATGGACGACCAGATGTTGAAGATGCCCGTGAGTACCGAACTGATGATTGAGGTCAGCGCGTTGAAGATGTTGGCGCCCGCTTGCAGGATGCCGTTGACGATGCTCTCGAACACCTGCTTGATGCCGCTCCACACCGCATCCCAGTCGCCGCTGATGATGCCCGTGACCACCTGGATGATGCCCTGGATCACGCCCATGACGGTCTCGACCGTGTTGCTGATGTTGTTCCAGACGGTCGTGGCCACCGCCGAGACCACGCCCCAGCAGCTCTCCCAGATGGTCTGCACCACCGGCATGACGGCCTCGATGATGGTTTGCAGCACGAGCATGCCGGCCTGCACGATGGGGGCGATCTGCTCCCAGGCGTTCATAACTGCGCCGACTATGGCATCCCATAGAGCCGAGAAGATGCCCTGGAACTCCTGGAAGTTGGACACCAGCGGCGTGATGACGTTGGCCATCATCCAGTCGGCAAGAGGCTGCACGGCGGCCTTCACCGCCTCCCACACGCCGAGCCAGAAGTTGCGGAACTCGTCGGAGGTGTTCCACAGGTACACGAAGGCGGCCACGAGCGCGCCGATGAGCGTGATGATGATGCCGATGGGGTTCAGCTTCATTGTGCCGTTGAGCAGCTTGGTGGCCTTCTCGACCACGCCCGTGGCCACGGCGCGCGCCTTCTCGGCCGTTGTCACGGCCAATGAGTACGCCTCGTAGGCCAGCAGCGCGCCGCCGACGGCCGCAAGCACCGGCACCATGTCCTTGAGGAAGCCCGCAAGCTGCTGGATGGGTGAGGCGGTCTCGTTCACCACGTTGCCGAACTCGTCTAACTCCTGGGTGCCCGTGGTGAGCCACGCCATGAAGCCCTCGATGGCGGGCACCACCGTGCCCGTGACGAACTGCACGGCGTTGCGAAGCGGCTCCTGCAGGTAGTCGTAGATCTTGAGGCTCAGCTCCTCGAAGGCCGAACCCATGGCCGCGAGGTCGCCGCCGAGGTTGTCGGTCATGATGGCCGCTGTTTCCTCTGCGGTGCCTGCGCATCCGTACAGTTCCTCGCGGAAGCCCCCCATCTCGTCGGCCCCGGCGTTGAGCATCAGGTTGAGGCCCTTGATGGAGTCGGCGGTGAACGTGCTCTGCAATGCTGCGGCCTTCTCGGCATCGCCCATGCCGTCGGTGGCCGCCTGCACGTCGGCGAGAATGTCAACGAAGTCGCGGTAGTTGCCCTGCGCGTCCATGACGGCCACGGTCTGGTCGCCGATGGCGATGGCTCCGTCCTCCATTCGGGAGGTCATGTCGCGAAGCACCGCGTTGAGCGCGGTGCCCGCCTCGGAACCCTTGAGGCCCTGGTTGGCCATCATCGAAATGGCGGCCGATGTGGTCTCCACGTCCATGCCTGCGGCGTTGGCGTTCGCGGCGCAGTTCTTGAAGGCCATGCCGAGGCCTTCGACCGTGGTGTTGGCGTTCGCCTGCGCGTAGGCAAGCACGTCAACCATGCGGGCGGTCTCGGAGGCCTCCATGTTGAAGGCGCTGAGGTAGTCGGTAACGAGGTCGGAGGCGGCGGCAAGGTCCATTTCGCCCGCCTGGGCAAGCGTGAGCACCGAGCCAACGCCGTCGAGCATCTGCTGGGTGTCCCAGCCTGCCAGGGCCATGTATCCGAGCGCGTCTGCGGCCTGCGATGCCGAGAACGTGGTGGACGCGCCGAGCTCTCGCGCCTTGGCCTCAAGCGTGGCCAGATCGTCGCCGGTGGCACCAGAGAGGGCGCTCACCTTGCTCATGGAGGTCTCGAAGGTCTGGCCGATCTCCACCACTTCGGAGCAGAAGTTCTTGACCGCGTTTGCGGCCATGTTGATGCCCTGGGTGGCCAGGTTTGCCAGGATGCCCTTGAGGACCGTGAAGCCGTCGCCAGACTTCTTCGCGGCGCTCTCGCCGTCCTTGATGCCGGACCAGTTGAGCGATCCATCGGCCTGCTTTATCTCTTCGAGGCTGACCTTGATCTTCTTAGCGCCTGTGACTACGCCCTTCTCGTTCAGTTTCGCGTCGATGGTTACGTTGTTCCCCGCCATGGCCTACGCCCCCTTCTGGGCGGCGCGCTTCATGGCCGCGAACATGCCTGCGGCTGTGTCGTTTGCGCTCTGGGTCGCGTCTTCGGATGAGCCGAGCGCGAAGTGCTCACGGCGCGCCTCGAACGCGTCGCAGAGGTCGGCGTTGTGCTTGGTTCGCTTCGGGGGCTTCGCGGTGCGGTAGTAGATGGCCTGCTGGAACGGCGTCTCGGTGTCTGCCTCCAGCAGCATGCCGAGCAGTGAGCACATATCGGCATAGGACAGAGAGCGCGAGGCCTCGTCCCAGTCGATGCCGAAGCACTGCAATAGGGAAGCGCGGATGCGGCCGGCATCCTCTTCAAAGTCGAAGGCGGCAGGCTCGTGCTCGGATGCGTGGCGCTGGTCCTCTGAAATGTCGAGGCCGAAGGCCTCCCACGCGATGTGGATGAGCAGTTCCCCAAGCTGGTCGCCTGCCATGGCCACCGTTTCGGCTGCATCGGGGAACAGCATGCGGATGAGGAGCTGCGCCTTCTCTTCGGGCTGCAACTCCTCATCGTGGAAAAGTTCGATTATCAGGATGGCGTTGCGCGCGGAATCGTAAACGTCAACCTGCTGGCCGTTCCAGCTGTAGGTGCTGACTAGGTGGCCATTCCTGTGCTTAGTCTTCCGGGTCAGGCTCGGGCTGCGCATCATCGACCTCCGCGAGGTAATGCGCTGCCTTCTCGTTCAGGGAATCTTCGCGGCGTTCCTTGACGGTCTCGAAGATCGCACCGAACACCTTGACCATGACGATGTTGCAGTCTGCCTTGGTCACAGAACCGCCCGCGCCGCACGCTGCGAAGATGGCGTCGTAGCCCTCCTCGCCGATTCCCGCCTTGATGGCCGGCTCGATCACGTCGGCGATCTGGGCGTTCACCTTCTTCATCTTGGCGACGTTCTTGGACTGCGCGGCATCGTCGTACAGCTTCTGGAGCGGCTTGATCTTCTGCTCGGCCTTGCGGCACGCCTCGCCGATGTTGAGCAGTCCGTCGGGTGTCACGTTGATGCGGCACGCCACCTCCTGGTCGCCGATCTCGATGCTTAGCGGTTCGTATGGTGCCTTTACCTTGAGTTCCATGAGGTTCCTCTTTTCCTGCGCTGTTGGAAAAGAAAAGCCGGGGCGCAGCGCATTCGCCCCGGCCTCGTGACCGATGTTCCTATGTGTGTCGCTTTACGCCTCGGTGACTTCGACCTCCACGGTGGCGCGGATGGAGGGCTTGGAGGCGCAGCGAACGCCAAGGCGGGTCTTGCCGGCCTTCACGCCCGTGACGATGCCGTCGGCGGTGACGCGCGCAATGTCGGTGTCCTCGATGGCGTAGAGACACCAGTCGCTTGCGGTCTCAGGCTGCACGGACGGCGTTACCTCTGCGGTCTTGCCAACGGCCACGGTCACATCGTCCACGGCGATTTCGGAGGGCATGTGGTGGCCTTTCGCCTGCTGGATCAGCTTGGGCGTGTCGTTGCGCGCCATGGCGAAGCTGATAGCCTGCTTGTCGGAGGCGGCGCCGTTGGGGCCGGTGATGTTGATATCCTTGAGCGTCACATCCTCCTCGATGATCTCGCCGGTGGGCGAGACGATGCGGTACTGGGTCTTGCGCTCGTCGCCGAAGCTCTCCTCCAGGCTGGCCAAGTACTCCTGCAGCGGGTCGCCGATGAGGCGCTTGCCGCTGACGCTTGTGGTCTTGGTCACGCCTGTCACGGTGGTGACGGTGTTGCCGCCCGTGGAGTAGTCCTCGGTCTCGTCGGTCTTCTCGGAGCGGTCGGGGGAAATGTCCTCGATACCAGGACCCATATAGGCCCAGGTCGGCTCACTCTCCTCCGGGGTGGTGTTGAGCAGGTTCGCGTACATGTAGTTGAGCGCGAACCCGATATCGACCTTCTTCATCAGAAAAAGTCCTTTCTCGTGTCGATGTACACGTCGAACGCCCAGACGAAGCGGCCAGATTCGTCCCATGGGAGAGGCTGCGGGTCTGTGGTCTCAACGCTGTCAAGCTGATAGCTGCCATCCTCTGAATCGAGCGGAGAGCTCTTGAGGATGGCCTCCGCCCTCTGCGCATCGCACATGGCGGCGAACTCGCTCACGCGCTTCACGATGACGGTGACGCGCATGGGCGAGGTTGTCGTGCCGTCGTAGTAGACGGTCTTGCGGTCGGGGATGCCGAAGGCAAGCGTTACCGATTCGGGGAAGCGCCTGCCGTCGGGCATGGTGTTGAAAACGTCGTTGATGCCGGCCTCGTTGAGGCGCTTGCGCATCACGTCCAGCAGGTCCATGGCTATGCACCTCCAAAGAGCGACTTGGCGTACTCGATGAGCGCGGGCATGTCGTTTCGGGCGCATGCCTCGTCCCAGTGGTCGCACGTCCCTGCGGTGGTGTGGCGCATGGGAACGCTGTACTGCCTCATGGCGTAGGGGGTTGACCAGATGAGCAGGCCGTCTTCGTAGCGGCTGTTCATGGGTTCCGAAGCCCTGAGCGTGTTCTCGTCCCTGGGCACGTACTTCCTCATGACGAAGGCCACGCGCATGGCGTACTCCTCCTGGCGCTTGCGCTGCGCTGCGGGGTCGAGGAGGCTGTCAAGCTGCGGCGTGTTGATGATGACCGTCACTTGAGCACCACCTCCCAATGATGCACGCGCCCACGGCCGTCCTTGATGGGGCTGCACTCGTGGACTGTTGCTTCGGACACCTCGCCGTCAACGCTCACCAGGGAGCCGGCTGGAATGGCGAAGGCTCCATCGCTCACCTTGGCATCGACGAAGAGCGTGCCCTTCACCGGCGCCTGCAGCTGGTAGTCCGTTCGCCTGATGGAGGCCGACGCGTCGAACCACACGTGCCCGATGGTCACGGCCTCCTCGAACTCGCCGCCATAGGGGCCGTCCTTCGGGACGCGCACCGTGGCGGCCTGGCGCAGCATCCTGCGCGGCAGGGGGATCATCGAAGCCCCTGGTAGAGAAGAGAGGATCCGACGAGTTCGCGGTGCACGGCGCGCCGCATGTCCGCCTGGTAGGGCGACGCGGCGCCGCTGCCGCCGAGCGATGCCGAGAACTTGCCGAGCGTGACGGAGGCCACGGCCTCGCCAATGCCCCCGGATGCCCCGTAGGCCTCATCGACCTCCACGGCGGCGCAAACGGCACGGATATAGGCATCACGGTCCTCCTCGTCTTGCGGCTCGTTGCAACCGATAACGTCGCGAACCGCAGACACCGCCGCCCGAAGGGATGCCGCGAAGGCATCCTCTCCGAGCGTTCCGCCCTGACCCTTGAAGAGTTCGTATGTGACGGAAGGGAGCGGCATCTGCTAGTTCTCCTCCTCTCCGGCCTTGGCGTTGTCGCCCTTGGCCTCCGCGTCCTTGTTTTCGGTCGCGGTCTCGGACTTGGCTTCCTCCTCGGCCTTCTTGGCCTCGCCGGTGCCCTTGTTGTTCTCGGCCTTGGCGTTGTCGCCCTTGGCAGCGGGCTTCTTGGCCTGCTTGCTTGGCTTGGTACCCTCGGCCTTCTTCTCCACGACCTTGCCGTCGAAGAGCAGTCCCACGGTCTTCATGTGCTTCCTCCTTACTGGTGGCTCAGGTAGATGCCTGCGCGCTTGTTCTCGTAGCCGTCGACCAGGCCGTACTTGCGATACTTCACAATGTCCGCATCGGCATCGGGGTTCATGTCCGCCGGGATGACCTTGGGGCCGGCGATGTGGCGGTCGAACTTGATGATGGACGGCTTGTGGACGATGAGGAAGTTGATGGGCTTGGACAACTCGGAGGGCTTCCAGCCGCCCGCGATCTCGTCGCCGTCGCGCCCGCTCAGTAGGTCGATGGCGGTGTTGAAGCGGCCACGGGGCACCTTGATGATGCCCGCGAAGCCGTCAAGCGCCTCGCGGGACTTGGTGGTGTCCAGCGCCTTGACGGACTTGAGCAGCGTGGATGTGGTGAACAGGTAACGCTGCTCCTCCGGCACCTCGTTCTCGTCCATTTCGGTGGTAGCCGTGAGGATGGCCTCGAGGAACTGCTCACCGTTGGAAATGGTGTCGGTGTTGTTGGTGATGTTTTCGAGCGCGGCGATCTTGGCGAAGGTGAAGGCATCGCCCTCCGGCGCGACGTGCTCACGCATCAGGATGTTGGCCGCCTGCCCGAAGGCGAGGTCGAAGCTCTCCTGGTTGTCCATGGAATCGACCGTGATCTTGGTGCCTCGGTCGTAGTCGGCCTCCACGGTCTTCCACACGAGAGCCACGCCGCTGTTGGACGTGTAGCCGCTTGCGCGGTCGTAGTCGCCGAGGCCGCCCACTTCCATCTGCGGGTAGCAGAACTCGTGGACGTTCTGGGTGGGGCGAATCTGCGAGGGCGCGCTGTTGAGCACGGAACTCACAGCGGCGTGGCGGTACACCTCATCCAAGATGGTCTGGATGCCCTGGGGCAGGGTGATCTGGTTAGGCATTGAAATGCTCCTATTCGTCGGTCAGCCCGAAGATTTCGCGCATCTTCTTCGTGCGCTCGTCTTCGGGGTCGGGGGTTCCCTTCGGCGTTCCCCCTGTCTTCTTGCTGCTGTCGGAAGAGTTGAACAGATAGGGCGCGGCCTCTTTCAGCTTGGCCACGTCGCCGTCGAACTCCTTGAGGCGCGCGGTAGCGGCCACAACGTCATGGCATCCCGCCGCCTTGAGCGCGGTCTCGGTCTTAGCGGCTTCCCGCTCGGCCTTCCAGGCCTCGAACTCGCTCTTGAGTTCCTTGTAGCCCTCGGCCTCTGCCTTCGCGGCATCGCGCTCGGCCTCGACCTTCGCAAGATCGCGCTGGTACTTGTGCGCGTTCACGGTGCTGCCGGCAGGTGCAGCGGGCTGCGGTGTCGGCTCTGCTGCGGGCGCAGGCTCTGCGGCAGGTGCAGCGGGCTGCGGTGCGGGTGCAGGCTCGGCCGCAGGTGCCGGAGCCGGCGTAGGCTCGGGCGTTGTGGTGGGCGTGGGTTCTTGTCCTGTCATTCTTCCAACCTTTCTCCGGGGTTTGGTTTCCGCGCTTCTCTGCGCGCTTCGGTACCTGATTGCCGCTCAGGCGGGCGAGTGAGACCGTTGCCGCCGTCTCTCGCGCAGTTGGAAGTGTCGCCAAGGTGTCGCTTGGGCATGAAAAAAGCCGCCCCGTGGGACGGCTTTGCTCAGCTGTGTCATCGGCTCTCTATGCCACGCAGCCCTCTGGCACGCGCGGGTCGTACTCCACGCCCGTGGCGACGGCCTCGCGCATGAGGGCGATCATGTCCTCTCGCGATCCGTAGCATTCCTCGGTTGGGAAATACTCGCCGAACGCCTCATTGTAGGCGTCCATGGCATCCCAGAACTCGTTGCTTTCCATTAGGCTCCTCCGATGATAGAAGTGTATAGATTATACGTCTCAGGCAGGTACCTCTTCAAGGTCTCAAGTGCTGCGGGGTTGGCCATCGTTGTCTCGTAGAAGTGGGCGAATGTCTCGGTCGCGAGGCCGTAGTCCTTGGAATCTTTCCAGTACGACACCTTGTGGCCCCATCCGCACTTGCCGGAAGTCGCGCCGTGGACAATATCGGCAAGGCCGCCGATCTCCTCGTCTGGTATCCCGCGCAGTTCCCTGGTCAGAGTGCGCCGCGCATCGTCCATCGTGCCGCCGTCGCGCTTCTTGATCTCGTTCAGCAGGGCGCGGACCTCGCCCCTCGTCACCGATGCCATGCCAGACTGGTGCGCTATGCCGCTCATGTTCTCCATGATGCGGCGGCCGTTTCTCACCGTTCCAGTCTTGAAGCTGCCGAGGAGGTGGTCGATGTAGTGGCCGGCCTCATGGAAGAACGTCTGGAACGGTGCCTTGTCGGGGCGCACGGCGAAACCGCTGGCCGTGTCTTCCATGTTGAGGGTGAGCCTGTGCGTGGAGATGCTGTAGAACGCCGTGCCATGGCGCGCGGTGGTGCTGTCGAAGCCCAGGTCCGGGAGAGCTCGCTCGAATGCCGTGCGGGCTGCCGCGCTCTTGCACGCCGCCACTATCGCCGCTATGCCGTCTGCGTGCGCATCCTGCAGGCCTGCGTCCCTCAGTGCCTGGACGTACCTCTGCGGCGTTGCTGCGTGCTTTCCGCCCTTTGCCTTGGCCGCGCCGCTCAAGGTGTCGAGCGCACGGCGCAGCATGCCGCGCTGGTCCGATGCGCTCAGGCTGGAGAAGTCTGCGGTATCGCCGCCCTTGCCCTGTAGCTGCGCCTTGATGGACGCGCGCACCTTGGCCACGCTCAAGCCCTTGGCCTTCACCTGCGCCCTCACGCCCTCTCCTCCGAGGAACTCGTCCAGCTTCCTGCCCGATGCCTTGACGGTCGTGCCCTTCGGCATGTCGCCCGCCCATTCTCGGTTCGGCTTTCTGGTGAGCACCGTGGTGCCTGGCTTAGCCTTGGCGTTGGCCTCTCTGATGAGGTCGCGCATGGCGCTCTGGCTGTCTTTCAGCTTGCCCTGCGCCTTGAGCAAGGCGCTCCGGCTCTCAAGGTCGCCAAGCTTCTCGTACACCTGCTGCGCGCCGCGCACCTCGCGCTTCGCCTCGCGGATGCGGCGCTCAAGGTACCGCTGGGTCTGCTCCAGCTCGTATATCTCGGCGCCGCTCAGGCCGCTGGGGTGCTTCGGGTCCTGCTCGTAGGCCCTCGGCGCGCCGTGGCGGTACGGCCCGAAGCTGTGGCGGCAGTTGGCCCCCATGAGGCCGTCTACGCTTCCGTAGCCCGTGGCCTCGAAGAAGTCGCGGTACCGCTTGCCATCGATCTCGATATCGCCTTTGAGGCTGTAGACCTGGCCCTGCCACACGGCATGGCTCTCGCGGCTGTCCTCGTGGCTCGAAACCTCAACCAGGGTCACGTCGTTGGCCTGGATGCGGTCCATGGTCATGCGCGCGCCGTCCTGTGCGATCTGGGTGCGGATGTGCCTGCGCACTGCCACGTCCACCTTGTTCTCGACGGTGACGGTGCCGGTCTTGCTGTTCTGGTACGTGATGATGGGGATACCGTTCCGCTCCAGCTTGCGCACGGCGGAATGCAGGGCGCGCTCTGTGGTCATGGTGCCGGTGTTCACGCGCGTGACGGCCTCCACCGACGCGCTGAGGAAGGCCTGCTTTGCCCCCTCCACCATCTTGAGGTTGTCCCGTGCCAGTATCCTGGCCACGCCCTCCACGGTGGCCTCCACCTGCTGCGGCCATGATGCCGAGCCTTCGCCTACGCGCCTAACGTCATCCTCGTCCGATGCGCGCAGCAGGCGCTCGGCCGTCTCGCGCACCTTCTCGTCGATGACCTCGGCCTCCGCCTCGATGTAGCCGCGCAGCTGCTCGGTGTGTGACTGCGCGAGGAGGTTGAGCTCGGTGATGGTCTGCTGGTCAAGGCGGTCGATGTAGATGAGCGAAGAGACCAAGTGCGTGAGCATCTTGGCCTCTATGTCGTTGTACACGGCTGCGACGGCATCGCCCGCCGTCTCAAGCAGTTCGGGGGACAGCATCAGGCACCGTAGTCGATGGCCACGGCCTGGTCTGGAACTGCGGCGGCGGCCTCATCCTCTGAGAATCCGCAGTAATCCTCCAGGTACTTGCGCTTGAGCGCGGGGATGCCCAGCATGCTGATCTCGGTGAGCGCCATGTTCTTGTCGCTCTGCGTGTCGGTGATGACCGAATCGTCGAAGTCGATGGACACCTCGGCGGTCGGGTCCACCTTGGTGCCGCAGAGGTGCTTGCACACGCCCGCGACGCCTCGCACCAGTTCCGTGATGGAACCCTTGAGGGCGTTCTGGTGCTTCCTGAGCGTTCTGGCCAGCATAGAGGAATCGCTCACCACCTCGGTGGCTGTTTTCAGCCCGTCCTTGTGGTCCCATGCCCAGTAGTTGTCGCCGAGGCCGCAGGTGATGGAGAGCATCTTGAGGCCGGCGTTTATGGCCGCCTCGTTGTCGGCGATGCGCATTTCGGGCTGCACGACCTTGAGCGGATCGGTGCCCTCCTCGCCCGGAGGAGTGCGGAAGGTTATATCGTCGGCCTCCCCGAAGGCGTAGTATTCCGTGACCTTCTTGCCGTTCATGCTCTTCGAGGTCTTCTTCTCGATCATGGTGTCGGTGACGAACATCTTGGGGCGCGCCACGCGCAGGTGCACCAGCAGTGAGGTCAGCGCCTCGTCGACGGACTTGATGGCGCTGATGCCCTTCTCGAAGATGCTGGCGCCCATCGCGCAGTAGCTGAAATGCGAGTTGGGCACGGCGGGCTTCACCAGCGCGAAGGTCTGGAACGGCGACCCCGTGTCCAGGTCTGTGGTCACGCCCTCCGGGAACACCATGCGGTGGCTCTTCACATCGAACAGCTGGGTGAGGATGTGGTAGGTGCCGCCCAGCAGGATGTGGGCCTGGCACTGGTCGTAGTCGCGTCCGTCAAGCTCCACGCGCGTCACGAAGGCGCACTGCGTGCAGCTGTCGGCGGACCACGTGAGAGGGAGCACCTGCTGGGCATCGTAGTCCTCGACCTTGACGCGGGCGTCTGGGTGCATCATGCCGTCATCGCTCACATCGTCCACGCCGATGGCCCAGGCTCCAGTGCCGAGCGCGAAGGCGCGGGTGGTGAAGTCGGCCTGGTTCACCCCGAAGTCTCCGAAGTGGGCATCGAGCACCTCTTGCAGGCTCTCGTCCTCCGCCTTGATCTCCAGCTTCTCGTTCATCAGCAGGTCGCTCCACGCCTCTGCTGCCAGTGCTGCCGGGTGCAGCGTCTCGCGGTCGCTCTTGAACAGCTTGAAGCCGCGCTTGGCGCGGTAGTGGTACCACTGGTTGTCGGCGGTGTACCAGCCCCAGTAGGTGCTGATGGTGCTGGCCATGCGCACGTCTGGGGAGTACCCCAGCATCTTGAGCCATTCGACTGCGAAGGCGTAGGTTCCGCGTTCCTCTGCCATTAAAGCCCCTGTCTGATCCATACGGACGCGGCGTAGCCAACCGCGTCGATCGTGTCATCGTTTACCTTCGGCAGTGTCTCTGTAATGTCGCCTGCAGGGGTTATGACGTACTCAAGGGCGGGGAACTGCTCGGCGGCCATCGGGCAGGTCTCGGGGTCGATGACGATCTTGTGGCAGCGGTTGAGCCATCGGATGCGCTCGGTGGGGGAGTTCACGCCCTGCTTGTACGCCTTGCGCGCGTGCAGCCCGTTGTTCTGGTAGTAGAGGATCATGGCCTTGGCCGCGCTGTCGCACCACAGGTCGGCATCCTCCTCGTCGAACTCGGCAAGGCGCTCGGCCAATAGCGGCGCGGTCTGGGTGTCGTGGGCATCGTGCCCCGTGGCGGTGTCCTCGTTGAGCAGCCACAGGGTGCCCTCGTCCACATCGTAGGCCACCCGCATATGCACCCACGGGTGGACGCTGCCGGCATCCACGCCGTGGCTGATGTTGTCCAGCGCGTCGCGCTCCTCCTCGGTGATGGGACGCACCTCGATGATCTCGGGGTCGATGACGTTGGCCCCGGTTCCCACGGGTTCGCCGTCGTACTCGTGTCGGTACGCCTTGGGGTTTCGCTTCTTGAGGGCTTCGGCCACGGCGACGAAGGCATCGCCCAGCCATTCCCTCGGCGCGTCAGTCCAGTGAGACCGGTGCACCAGCCTGCCGTCCTGCGGCTCACGGCTCTCGCGGTTGACCCAGGCGTTGACGCTTATGGGCGGGTTGTAGCTGAGGAACGTCCACGTGGGAAGATCGCCGCCGCCGCGCAGCACCGTCTGCTTCACGTTTCGGATGTAGTTGTAGCCGGGGAACTGGGAGGCCTCCTCGAACCACACGTAGGCGATATAGCCCTCCTCCGGCGTGAGGCCCTTGAGCGGCGAGTCCTCCGGGTTGATGTTGTCGGCACCGAAGAAGTAGATCACGTTCCCCGTGGGCTTGTGGATGGCCTGCAGGGGGGACTTGCCCCAGGTGAACTCGTCGGCCACGCCCATCCTGCGGGCTGCCTTCTTGATCTCGGCGTATACGGACGTGCGCAGCTTGTTCGTTCGGTTGCGAAGGCATAGGGCGTTGCGCCCAGGCTCGGAGGTGACGCCCCCGACGATCTCCTCGCCGATGCTGGAGGTTTTCAGAGAGCCGCGCCCGCCCTCGAACCAGTACTCCTCATGGGCGTGCTCTGCTATGTCTCGGTGCACGTCGATGAAGGCGCGCCCCAGCAGGCGGCCGAAGTCGTACACGCGGAGCGCGCCGCCTGGGTTCTCGTGCTCCTCGGGCAGAACGTCCAGCAGCTTGGTGCCGGTGTCCACCATAGCCTTCACGGCATCCTTGTCGATTACGCCCTGTCGCGCCTTCTCCACGGCTATCTTGGCCGAATGTGCGTTCAGGGCCGCCATGCGGTCGATTACGGCCGCACGCGACGCGACAGCCTCCTTTGCGGCCGCCTCTTGAAGCTCGGCGAGCCTTTGCGAAACCTTAGCACTGGACTCCAGCTTCGATGCGGCCACGTCCACGCTCGAATCTTTCCACTTGACGGACTTGGGGTAGGCCTCGCGATAGGCCTGCCGCTGAGACAGCCCGCGTGCGCGGGCCTGGCAGTATTTCTCCTGGGACGCGGTGAGCACTAGAAGCGTTCCCTATGCTGGGTCACGCGCTTGCACCACGGGCACCACATGGTCTTGACGTGGTTCTTCTTGCGCAGGTGGCCGCGTCTGCGGCGCACTGGCATGTATCCTCCGCACTTCGTGCAGCGCATCTGGCTGAGTGGCATGGGGCACCTCCTAACTATGGCAGGGGATTGTTGCGGAAATGTCGCCCGAAACGAGGGGAGCCGCCCTAGGGAAGGCGGCTCCGAGCGGCGTGGCAGATCGCGGGGTGAAGGAAGTCTAGGAAGCCCCCGCCTCTGCAAGCGCATGTTCCGCCATGTGTCTCTTGCGCTCCTCAGCGCGGCGCTTGCGCGTCCGCACGTGGTGGTGCTTGTCCGCTCTCAGATGGCACGGGGCGCACAGCGCCACCAGGTTGGACCTCTCGCAGTTCTCCGGGGTGTGGTCCTTGTGGTGCACGGTGAGTGTGCGCCTGTGGGTGTCGAACTGCTCACCTGGGCGGCGGCACTGCTTTCCGCACTCCTCGCACTTCCAGCCTGCCTCTTCCTTCACGGCGGTGGCGATCTGCTGCCAGTCTTCCGGGTAGCGTTCCCTTTCCATGGGCATGGCCATCACCTCACTGGGACGCGAGGGCGAGGAGAGGCTGGGCTGCGCCCGCTGCGGCCATAGATGCGGCCGGTGCTGCGGGGTCGAGGTATTCCCTCCACGGGCGGCAGGGGATGCCGAGGGCCTCGGCCAGCTGCTCCTCGATCTTGGCGCCCTTGCTCTCCTCCCATCCGTCCAGCATGGCCACGCCGTCGAACGCGGGCTTGTTCTTGAGGCCGTGTTCCATGGAGAGCATGGCGGTGATGCTGATGCGCATGGCCGTGCTCCAGTCGGTGCCCTCGTCGATGTAGTCGTGGGGGATGGCGCAGAGGTAGCCTTCCGCCTTGAGGGCGCGGCGCGCAGAGACGAAGGCCTCCTTGTTGTCGTTCGGCTTTCCAGTGACGGGGCCGATGATGTAGAGGCTCGGCGTGCCGTATGTCACCAGCCTCTTGCACTCGGGGCACTCGTGCACGTCGTTGGGGTTGGAGCCGTGGGGGACCTTCCAGCCGCACTTCGAGCAGACGATGTAGGTCATATCCAGGTTGAGCTCAAGCGTGCACACGCGGTCGTTCTTCACGCTCATGCGATCGCCTCCAATTCCTTCACGAGGTTGGCAGCGGACTCCTTGGTGAGGCACATGGACCCGCCGTCATCGAACACCACGAAGCACGCATCTGGGCACATGCGCACCACCGTGCTCAAGTCGATGATCCAGAGGGTGGTGGTGCTGCGCGCGTTCTGCTGTTCAACCCTCACGAACTTCCTGCTTTTCACGTTGTTCCTCCTTAGAAGACGGCGTCCACCGCTTCGATGCGGCGGCCGATGTGATTGATGACGGGGACGGCCATGGAGTTGCCGCATGCCTTGTAGCGCGGCGAATCTGGGGTTCCGCCCAGATCTGTCCAGCCGTCTGGGAAACCCTGGAGGCGTTCGCACTCCACGGGCATGAGGCGGCGCACGATGTAGCCATTAGTTACGAACAGCGAGCCGTTGAACGCGGCAGCGTTGCCGTTCCACTTGTTCCCGTATGAGGATGTGAGGCAGTCGGCAACATCGGCGAAGGGTGCCACGATGGGCGGCTCTCCTCCGACCTTGAGGGTGCCCGCGCACTCCTCGTCAATAGCGGCGTGGGCGTTGCCGCCTGCCATGCACACCGCAGGCTCACCGCTGTGCGCCGCTCTGATCGTAGGGGTGCACTCATCAACGGCGGAAAAGCCCGCATCTTGGCTCCATGAGAAGGCCACGGCGTGGCGGTCTGCGGTCGTGAGGGTGAACATCGCGCCATCGTCTTCGATGCCGAGGTGGTTGCCGCCGTTCTCGGCGTCTCGGCCGATGATGTTGCCGCTTATGGCGTAGGCCACGCTCGGCACCTGGTTGGTTCCCGATTCTGATGCCCTGAGCGTGGGCGCAACCTCGTCCTGGGCGGCTATCGAGCCTGCCTTGGCGGACTGGCCTGCGCTGAAACCAATGCACACACTCGGGACGTGGCCTTGCGCGCTCATGGTGTGGCAGGGGTCGCCCCATTGCGGGTTGCTGCCGTTTCTGGGGTCAGTCACCTGGGTGGTGTCGAAGGGCAGGACGGGCTTGGCTTGGAAGAGCACCTGGTCTTGGCTAGTCGCAAGGGTCGCGCTCACATCGTCCTGGATCAGAGGCCCGGAACCCCCCCCGATGCACGGGGATCCTGTGTGGCGCAGCTTGAGCGTATAGCTGCCTCCAGCGCGCCTTTGAGCGTCGGCGGCAAGGAGCGCCCTCTTCTCTCGGCTCGACGGATTATCCCCTCGCATGCAGTTGGGCTCAAAAAGTACTCCTGCGGCGCATCCGGGCACAGGATGCCCGACAAGAAACACACGTCGGCGTCGCTGGGGTACTCCGAAGAACTGAGCGTCCAGCACTCGCCAGGCGAGAGCATACCCGCATTGCGCCAGCTCCCAGAGGAGGGTGCCAAAGGCTCGTCCCCCATCTTGTGACAGAACTCCGGGGACGTTCTCCCAGATAACCCATCGAGGCTTAGCTTCTCTAATACAGCGGACGAACTCAAGCATGAGCTGACCTCTCTCGTCCATGAGGCCAAGTCTTCGCCCTGCGAGGCTGAACGCTTGGCAGGGGCTTCCTCCGATGACAACATCGACACTCCCTTCGTATTCGGTCCAATCGACACCCGAAACATCGCCGAGGTTCGGCACTTCGGGGAATCGCTTCTCAAGCAGATCGCAGCAGAACGGCTCGATCTCCGAGAAGGCCACGGGGTTCCATCCGAGGGGACCCCAGGCCACTGATGCGGCCTCTATGCCGCTGAAAAGGCTGATGTAGTTCACTCCTCCTCCATCTGTCGGTCCTTGTATGCGTCATAGGCTTGGTCGGCGGCCTCCCATTCCTCCCATTCGGGATCGAACGAGGCGGCGGCGTCGAAGTCGCAGCAGTCATCGCCCACCGTCACGACTTCGGACGGATCGACGAACTCCTCGGCCGCGTCGCACCAGCCGTGCTTGCCGCAGGGGCACTCGTGGAAGTGGGTGCAGTCGCCGCAATGCGCCCTGAACGTCTCAGGTTCCGGCGGGTCCACCCAGTCACGGTCTCGCAGTCCGAAGCTCATAGGCGCCGCCACCCTTCGATGGAGAGCGCCCTGAGGTAGTCGGTCGGCTCGTCAAGCATCAGGAACTCCCAGTGCCCTGCACAGGCTATGGCCTCATCCTCGACCCAGCGGAAGTGCAGGCGGTTGTGATGCGCGAGGCCATGGCAGAACTCGCGGCCGTCCGCGTCCATGAGGTTCGAGCCGAAGCCGCAGAGGCTCACCGTGGGCTTCTCGATCTCGCGGCCTGTTCCGTCGTAGAGCTTGCCCGCTCCCCGCCGCACGATGTGGTGCTGCTCGATCGGGAACGGGCGGCCGCATACGGCGCAGCACTCGCGCCTGACCGACGGCTTGCCCATCATCGGGCGGAGGTGAAGCGGCAGGGTATCGACCTTAGCCATTCAAGCCACCCCCCCCCCGCAGTTTTCGCGCGCGAGACGCGCTCGTTGGCCAGGGCGCAGTATTCGGGCGAGAGCTCGTAGCCGATGAAGTGGCGGCCGGTCTCGACGGCTGCCACGGCGGTGGTGCCGGAACCCATGAAGGGATCCAGCACTATGCACCCGGCTGGCGCGATCTCCATGAGCGCCTTGATGAGGTCCAGGGGCTTCTGGGTGGAGTGGATGCGCGCATCGCCCGACGGGGCGGCGAACTTGTAGGCTCCAGGCAGGTACTTGGCACCGGCCACTGGCGTGCGGTCTATAGCGCCCTTGGTCGCCCATACGGCGTACTCGCACTCGTTGCGGAAGCTGTTGGGCTGGGGGCGCGCGGCGGTCTTGCGCCACGGGATGATGCCGCGAAGCACGAAGCCGGCGGCCTGCACCGCGTCGCACACGTTGGCCAGTTGCCTCCAGTCAGAGAACACCACGGCGCTGGCACCGTCCTCCATGGCGCGGTAGCACTCGGAGAGCCACAGCACGGACCACAGAACGAAGCTGCGCTCGTCGCGGCTGTCGCCGTAGAACTCCGGCTTCTTGGCGGCATCGTTGGTCTGGTACTTCTCGGACGTTGCGCCCGATCTGTCGCCCCGGAACATGCCGCCGCTGGAGTAGGGCGGGTCGGTGAGCAGCATGCCCACCATGCCGTCGGGTATGTCCGTGAGCGCCTTGAGCATGTCGCGGCACTCGATCACGTCAATCTTGGCCATCCTTGAGCCTCCAATCCTCGCCTTCGAGGGGCACCTGCTTGCACGAGCCGCGCAGGCGAGACGCTATGGCCACGCCGACGGCCCCCTCGGTGATCTTCTTGGCGATTTCGCTGAGCTTGTAGTTCGTGGTGATGATCGTGGGCTTCTCTGCCTTGTCGCGCTTGTCGATGATGGCGAACAGCCTCTCGCAGGCGTAGGCCGTGTTCGAGGCCTCCTTGCCCAGATCGTCCAGGATGAGCACGTCGCAGGATGCGGCGCGCTCGAAGAGGGCGCGGTCCTCGTCCTTGCGTGAGCGCATCGCGTCCATGAGGTCGTAGGTGGCCAGGGCGCAGACGCTCACGCCCTTGTGGGCGAGGATGTTGCCCACTGCCATGGCCAGCGTTGTCTTTCTGGTGCCGTTCGGGCCGTGGATGTAGAAGCTCTGGCCGTTCCTGGCCATGTCGGCCATCTTCGCTGCGTAGGGGTGAGAGTGCCTGCGGTAGCGCGGCGGTATGCCAGCCTTGTCGAGCAGGCGCGCCTCTGCGGCCTCCTCCTTGGCGCGCTTCTCGGCCTCCTCGGCCTCCTCGGCTGCCCTTCGCGCCTCCACGGCGCCCTCGCAGTCGCACGGGGCGAGGCCTACGGCCACGGCCTTCACGCCTCCGAAGGCGGCGGGGATCATGCGCATCGGCAGCTGCTTGCCGCAGTGTTCGCACGGCGCGGCCCTGGACCAGTCAAGGAACGGCTCAGGCGTCGTACTTGGCATAGTCGGCCACCTCCTCGTCCTCGCCCTTGGACTGGTGCATGCACTGCTCGAAGTGGTCGGGGCTGAACAGGAAGTTCGGGGTCAGGCAGTTGCGCCACCTGGTGCCCTTCCACTCCTCGTGCTTGTAGGCCAGCATCTTGCGGACCTCCTCGACCGTGTAGCCCTCCGCGCACCGATCGAGCATGTGGCGGCACTTCTCCGGCATGGTGGTGTAGGTGGTTCCGAGTTGGTCGTTGAAGGCCGCGAGGCATTGGAGCCAGAACGGCGCATCCTGCACGCTGCTCGGCATGGGGGGACTATAGGGGGGTATCTCTACCTCTATCTCAACCTCATCCTCAGCATCCGAGCTGTTCGATGCTTGCGCATATGCCTGTGCATGTGCTGCTGCATTTGCTTGTGCATCATGCTTGGCGGATGCGTCTGCATCCTGCTGCGGCGATGCCTGCGCTTTCTGCTTGCCCCACCTGGCCTGCGCCATCTTGCGGCCGCGCTCACTCGCCTCGTCGCCCAGGTCGATGCGCTGCTTGAGTGCGATGAAGGTGGGCAGCCACGGCGGGCTGCCCTTCGGTTCCTTCTTCTCGAAGCGGTACTCGGCCAGGGCGTAGAGGAACGGGGCGCGCTGCTTCTCCGGCATCGCTTGGCAAGCAGCCCAGAAGTCATCGTGTATAACCATTCCCATCGCAGCCCCTTAGAACGGAATGTCCTCAGCCGCGTACTCTTCGACGTACTCGGCCTCGGTTTCCTGGGCCTGCTGCTGGGAGTGCAGGAACGCCAACTCCTCCTGGCTGTGGATGATCTCGGCGAGGTAGCCGCTCAGCTTCTCGATCTCCTCGGCGGTGTACTGGTTCATGGGCTTCGGGCTGCCGTCAGGGTTCGTGATGGCCGCAGCCATCCAGCTGGTGATGCCCTCCTCCTTGGTGCCCATGGCTATGGCCTGGGCCTTCTGCTCGGCCACCTTGTGCCACAGTTCCACGATTCGCGGATCGCGCTGAGGCTGCGCAGGCGGCTGCTCCTCGGCCACGTCTTCGACGATGACCTCCAACTCCTCCGGCTCTTGCTGGACGGGCTGGGGCGCTTGAGGCTGCGCAGGCGGCTGCTCCTCGCGCGACTGGTCCATTTCCTCTGCGCCGTAGAGGCCGCCGAGGTCTTCGGGGAACGCCTCGCGCAGGGCGTGGCATAGAGCCACCTTGCGGATCATGGTGGCCGGCATCTTCGACCAGCCGTTCTTCCCGTACTTGTCGGGGGCGGAATACTCCGAGAGCGCAACCTCGTCGAAGATGGGGCACTCATAGCCCTCCAGGTGCACCTTGCACCAGCCGCCCACCAGCGTCTCGCCGCCGAGCAGCATGGAGCCTTCGCGGCGGTGCATCTTCTTATCCGCGCCGATGATGGTGATGCCAGCCTCGTGGCCACGGTACCGCTTGTTGCGGGTGGCGCGCTTCACGAAGGCGTCCTTGCCTGCGATGACCGAGGCGGGCTGGTTTCCGTACTTCACGATGTAGGCATCGCGGGTGAACGGGTTGAGGCGCTGGGACTGGCACAGGCGCAGGAACATCTTGATCTCCTGGGAGGTCACGTTTTCCATGGCGTTGCCGTTGGCCGCCATGAGGTCGCGCACGTCCTGCTCGGTTACGTTGATATCCTGGCCGTTGTCGGCCTTGTAGCTGACGATCTCGTTACTCATCCTCGACCACCCCCGCGAACTTGATGGCCGCGCCGGTGATGCCCAGGCCCTTGAGCGTGGCGGCCACTTCCTTGGCGAAGGCCGCAGTTCCCTGGAACTCCATGGCCAGAGACCAGCGGCAGACGCGCGGAGCGGGCGCTGCGGGCTGATCTGCGACGGGTTCAGGCTCCGGGGCGGGTTCTGGTTCGCTTCGCTGCTGGGCCACAAGCTGTGCGGCTTCCTGCGCCGCCTTGAACTCGGCCATTTCGCGGTCGCGCTCGTTCAGCTTGTCCTCCAACTCAAGGGCGGCGATTAGGTCGAGGGTGTCGGCGTAGTGCTTGACCACCTCGTCCTTGTGGTTGAGCTCCTTGGTCTGCAGCGTGTTGTAGCCCTTGAGCGCCTTCTCGACCTTCTCGTAGAGTTCGTTGACGGCCTTGCTCTCCTGGGTGGAGCGGTTGAGCCACGCATCCTCCAGGATGGCCGCGAAGGGGATAACGTCGGCGATGGGGCCGGCACATCCCTCGTATTCCTCCACGAGGAGGTCGCGGCGCATTTCCTTGAAACGCTCGTCGGCATCATCGACCTGCACCTTTAGGGCGGCTCTCGCCTCGTCGATCTTGGAGGTGATGCCCTTCACCCTGCCCTCGAACTCCTTGAGGGGTGCCTCGTAGGCGCGCTTGATGCGCTTGCGCTCCTTCTCGATGGGGTCTTTCAGCTTGTTCAGGTCTGCCATGCACTTGCGCGCTTCCTTGACCTGCTCGTAGTTGTTCGGGTCGATCTGCGCCCCGATGTAGGGCGCTATCTGCTGCTCGACGTACGCGTCGAGCGCCGCGAGGTTGTCGGCGAAAACGGCGGGGGTGTAGGTGACCTCCAGCGCGTTGCTCGGCTCGATGACCTCGGCGGTGGCCTCTATGACTTCGCTACTCATTGACTGCCTCCAGGTGGTCTTTGGCTTTCTGGTAGATGCCCTGCTCGTCCTCGTCAGGCTCGTATCCGTCGGCCTCCATGGCATCGAGCAGCGCCGTGAAGTTCCGGCACGCGATGGCCTTGGATGGTTCGAGGGTGTCGAAGATTCGGCTGCCCGCCTCGTTCATGGTCTCGAACAGGAGCACGATCTCCGAATGGCCCACGTTGAGGCGCTTGGTGCCGGTCGCCTCAAGGAACGCCTTGACGAGCGGGGCGTGGCGGCGTTCGCTCTCTGCAACCAGGCGCGAGAGGTTTGGCATGAGGCTCTGCGCGGCAAGCTGTTCGGCCAGCCATCCGCGCCGGTTAGCGGTGCCCTCGGTGTAGAGGGCGGCCATGGCCTCGGCCTCGGCGCGCGCACTGTCGCGCTCCTCGCGCTGCTCTTCCTGCTCAGGCTCGGCAGCCTTCTCCTCTTCGGTCGCAGGCTTCAAGATCATGAAGAAGCCGGGAACGGAGTGGCGCATGGCCACGCATCCCTCCGGCAGGTTTTCGGGAATCATGGCCGCCTTGTTCACGTTGGCCACCAGGTTGAAGCCGGCGGCATCGGTGACGATGGGGATGCCGCGTTCCTCTAGGTCCTGGGACAGCGCGTTCGCGCCCTGCTCCTTCTTGCGGCGGCTCTCGAACCGCTTGGCGATGGTCTGGTACTCGCGCTCCGAGCAGTTGGTGAGGGCTTCGACGGCCTCGGGGTCGTCGGCGAACTCGCCGATGGTCATGAGGCGCAGAAGGCTCATATCGTCGGCGGCATCGCTCACCACGCTGGAGGCGCGGCGCACCTTGGCCACCTTCTCCACCTCAAGGCCAGAGACCTCCGAGACGTACTGGTCGTCGCCGAACATGGCCAGCTGGCGCACGAAGCGGCTCTCCTCGACCGCCTCGTACTTCTTCTTGGTGTTGGTGCGCACCACCGTCTCGATGACGGCCTGCAGGGTGCTCTCGTCCTCCACGATGGCGGGGAAGGTCTTTGTGCCCAGCTTGCGCATGGCCATGACGCGGCTGTTGCCTGCCTTGATGCGGTAGATGCCCCCGTCGCGCACGAGGGTCACCATTTCGTCGGGGATGCCCTTGGCGCGCATGGATCGGGCAAGCTCATCCACATACGCCTGGTTCTCCTTGGTGGAGCAGTCGCGGGTCGCGAGGTCGTTGCCGAACTCATCGACCAGCGGGAAAACATCCTCGATGCTGACGGTTTCGATGACGGTGGCCATTAGCGCACCTCGCCCATCTGGATCAGGAAGCACTCGCCGATCTGCATGCCCTTCTCCTTGAGGTCGCCGATGATGCCGGCGACGGCATCAAGCACCTCCGGGGGAACGTCGCCTGCGGCCTTGTTCAGCTGGTAGTTCTCAAGGAACTCTGCAGCGGGCACGCCGTGCATTTCCTCCTCGGGCGGGCAGGTGAGGAAGCCCAGGGCGAACAGCGCGCCGTCAACGAAGTCCTGGGACACGTCCGAATCGGACACGGCTCCGTATATCTCAGCGGCGCGGTCGGTCGGGATGTAGTGGCCTGCGACGGCCGCCTTCATCTTCTCAAGTTTCATTTTGTTGCTCCTATCTGCTAAAGGTTCATTGATTTGACTTTTTTCTCGATGCGCTCCTTGCGCTTCTGCGCCGCCTTGATCTCTCGGCGCAGGTTGCCCGACACGCACGCCTCCACGGCGATGGCGTGGGCCTCCTCGGCGTATGCCCTGCGGTAGGCGCTCATGCCCTCGGTGTCTGGCGGTTCGGGCAGCGGGTCGCTCTTGGACTCCACCTTCGCCTCGGTGCGCTCGTAGGTGTCGCGCTCCTCCGGCGGGAGCATGGCCATCAGGTCGGCGATCCTCGCGTGGATGCCAGCCAGCTGGTCGTGGCGGCGGCACGGTTCGCACATGCCGCTCCTGTCGATCGTGGCCGACGGCCTGCCGCACGACGGGCAGTGCTCGATGGTCGGGCGGTAGTAGCGCAGGCAAACGTCCACGCCGCTCCTCCGAAGCGCCACGGCCTTCATCTTCACCGAGGCCGATGACCGCTTGAGCATCTGGCAAATGTCGCGCTTCGGCATCCTGCCGGCGTTGGCGATGAGGAACTGCTCCTCGGATACCGTCCAGTCGTTGCGCCTGCCGCCCTTACGCATGGCTCGGCCTCAGCTTCCGCGCGAGGTAGTACGCCCCATGGCACGCGGCCGCCCGCAGGTGGTCGTTGGTGCAGTGTTCGCATCCGGGGTACGGGTTCGCACCGCGCTCCATGAGGGCGCGAAGTTCGGCCATGTTGCCGCGCGATTTCGGGTTGAGCACCTGGCGGCTGGTCTGTATGGCGATCCTCTCGCCGCGCAGGGCGGCGTGGAGGAAGCCGCAGAGGTACGGGGTCTGGAAGACGTAGCCGCCCTGCCGTCCCCTGTACCCGCCGACGAAGCCCTCCATCACGATGACCTCGTGCGGTTTGTCTGCCACCCATGCGAGGAGCTGCCGCGCGATGTTGTCGGCGCGCTCCCGCAGGGCGTACTGGTCATCCTTCACCGTGCTCTTGTAGTGCAGGGTCTTGGCGCAGATGATGCGGCGCTCGTTCATGTAGACGATGCCGGTGTTGGACGTGCCCGGGTCCACCGCTACGATGTTCATGCGGCCTCCCTGTACAGCTTCGCGGCATCCTGCCAGCACTTGCACGGGAAGAACGTGTTGAGCGCCACCGTTCCGTGCCACATGGCCTCGAAGTCGATGGAGCCGTCATCGAGCGCCTTGGTGACCTTCGGGAAGATCACGGTGGCCAGCTCGGGGCGGAACATGAGCAGGTAGCGGCTCAGGATGCTCCAGAGGTTGTTGTCGAAGCGGAACTCGCGGCACAGCGTGATGGGCATGCCCTGCTGGGTGGCCAGCACGAACAGGTCGCCCCTGCGGATGCGGGGCCAGCCGTCGGCCATGGCCTCCTCGCAGAGGTTCACCAGGCGCAGCCACTTGCGCGGGTAGTCCTCGGCGATCCAGGCGCACGCCTCCTCGACGCGCATGGCGGGCGTGCGCAGCACGCCGTCGTAGAGCTCCTTGCATACCTCAGCCATGGCGCACCTCCGTGAGGTAGTGCTCTGCGGCCGAGTAGCCCACCTGGTAGGCCACGGCGTAGCCCCACAGGATGGAGGCTATGCACAGCACGGTGACGAAGCCGAGCACTACGTCGCCGATGCGGTAAGATTTGCGGTGCGCCGGCTTTCTTCTGGTCGGAGGCATCTTGAAGGGGCGCGGGGCGGCAAGTCCGTGGCGGGGTTGATCGCCCTGCGCTCCTCCTTCCACTTGAGGAACCGCTCCTCGTTTCGGGGGTTGTGGTAGAACTGGCGCATCCGCTGCCTTATCTCGTAGAACATGCACCACTGCGCCGGCCTCATGCCGCCTCATCTTGCTCATCCCCATACTCGATGACCGGGGCGGGCAGCTCGTAGGCGCTCGGCTCGTCTGCGCCGTAGTCCTCCACCTCGAACTCCTCGGAGAATGCCTCCTCCTGGCCGTCCAGGACCTCGCCGCTGTTGGCGTCCACCGGGATGACCAGCTGGTCGCTGGTGATCTCAAGCGTCACGAAGGTCTGGGTCATCATGGCCAGCTGGGGGAGCGCCCCCTTGTGCTCGGGGTCCAACTCGAACTGCATGACGGTCTTGCCCTTGATGTTGCAGCCCGTGAAGCAGGCGCGCACCTTTACGCGGTTCTCCATGGCTATGCCTCCTCTGCGGTGATGACGGCGGAGCCGTACTTGACTGAAATGAAATAGCCGTTGTCGGTGATCGCATCCAGCACGTAGCTGGGGGCGTTGGTGACGGTGAGGGTTGGCTCGGCCTCGGTTCCGCCGATGGTGAGGCTCACGAGGTCACCGTCCTGGCGGCTCTCGGCGATGAGGCCGCAGATTTCCCTGATGCTGTTCTGGTTCATGGTCTTCCTTCCTTACAGGTTGTTGAGCTCTTCGAGCAGCTTGGAGCCGACGCTTGCGGCGTTCTGCCTCGTCTCGGCATCCAAGATGGAGGCGTAGGCTTGGCCGAGTTCGGCCACGGCGTACATGCCGTCGGGGTTCGCGGCCGCCTTCTCGATGGTGGCGGCCACCGCCTCCTTGACGCGGTACGTGGTGGTCTTGATCTCTTCCATGGGTGTGACTTCCTTCCTTGGTTGGTTAGCTGACTGCGGTGACAACCTCGCGCAGGTCATCAAGTGGCTTGCCGAACGCCATGGCGATGGCGCACGCCGAGTTGAAGTCGATGCCTCGGTTTCCGTAAACCCAGGCCTTGAGCGTGCCCACCTTTACGCCGATCTTCTCAGCCAGCTCTTCGTAGCTGATGCCCTCGTCAACGCACCAGGCGCGGACGCGGCGGCCATTGAACGCGAAGTCCTCCGGCGTTTTCTTGGCATCTGCCATGTTTCTCCTCCTTCCTTGGTCTCGCAGTGAACTGGGGGATGCAATGCCGTGGCGGGGATTGCATCTGCCAACTCAGTGCGGGTGTAAGATGTGGGGCCTTGAGAATCGAATACAGAGGGCGGCAGTTAGGAGGTCGCCTATGAGCGATTTCACTGACTACAGTGGTGAATTCGTGGAAGAGGCTGAGTACATCGGTCCCTACTACGATGCCCCATTTGACTGGCCTGAATCTGTCCAGGATGAAGAGCCAGCCGATTAACTAGGGAAGTCCACGAAGGAAGCCAAACGTTTCTATTCGCTTTGGTCCGCCGCCCTCTGTATTCGATTCTCAAAGATCGGCAGACCTACCTGGTCTGCTCGATGATGCGCAGCTTGCTGTCGCGCACCTCATAGGTGATGCCAAGCACCTCGAAACGGCAGAACACGAACGGATCGTTGCCGATGGCCAGCGGCTTGACGAAGCCGCGACGGAACCCGAACTCGATGGCGGTGTCTCGCACCCACTCCTCGTCGGCGTGATCCATGACCTTGGGATGCTCTTGCGCCTTGCGGTGTTTACGTGAGGCGATGACCTTGCTGATTGCTTCCTGCATGCGCTGCTCCTTCTTTGAGTGAGATAATTCGCGCGATCTTGAAAACCGAATAAGGAGGCGGCAGAGAGGAGCCGCTTATGTACGGAGATATTTACTTCGACGGCGAGGCCATCGAGGCCGACCCATACATTGGCCCTTTCTACGACAGCGCACTTGACTGGTTCAGCGATGACCACGCTGAGCCGGTTGAGGTAGAGGGGGCAACCCAGGAACCGTAAACCCACGACCTGAACAACCCTTCAACTGTTCGCCGCCTCCTTATTCGGTTTTCAAGGTGCGGGGTGTTTCTAGGCCTCGCAGAACTTGGCCTCAAGGGCGGCCACGATCTCATTGGCCGCGTCAACGTAGTGGCGCACGGTCTCGCCGTAGATGTGGCGGCGATCGTACAGGTAGACCTCGCGGCCGTTCTCGTCGCGAAGGTGCAGCATCGAGACGTTGCCGCCCTCCTCGAAGCGAGGGGTCGGGATGCCGTACTTGCTCGGCTCCGCGAACACCTTGGCCTCGTAGGTGTAGCCGTCGTGCTGGCCGCTGACCCAGGTGCCGCTTCCGAATGCGCTGGGGGTTACGTTCGTGGTCTTCATTGCGCTGCTTCCTTCCTTCGATTTGTGGATACATTGTGTATCGGTTTTTGCTAATAGGAATACTACCCCATCCACAACACGAAGAATATAGATTTAGAGTATCTATGTCAACCCCTTAATGTCGAAAAGTTGAAAAAAGTAGGCGCAGCGTGTACTATTCGGGTTGTCTGAAATATCCCGAAAGGCGCAAAAATGGAACTTAAACTGATGCAGTTGCGCAAGGCGGCAGGCTATAAAAGCCGCGATGACTTCGCCGAAGTCATAGGAGTTAATCCGCTCACTTATAAGACTTGGGAAACAGGTGCCCGCAACATGAGTTTTTCACAGGCTTGCATGGTCGCCGATGCCCTCAACTGCTCACTCGATGAGCTTGCTGGCCGCACCGAGTTCGTCGGCACCTTCTCAGATCAGCGCCAAGCCGTTATGAATGACGATTTCGCCCACCTATCGGATGCCGGGAAGGACGCGGCCGCCGGGGCAGTGAGGGGCATACGCGCATCCGAAGGCGCGCGAGTTCAAGCGGCGGGGCTGGAAGATCATCCGATCGCCGCATCCGCGTAAGGCAGACCCGTGCAGCTAGTTCCATGTGACAGACCAAGGCCCGGCAGGCGCGCCGTATCCTATGCGCGCTTCTCCTCGCACAACCAGCGAAGCGAGAGCATCGAGATACAGGAAGACAACAACCTGGCCTACTGCGCCATCAACGACCTCGATGTTGTGGCCATGTACGCCGACGAGGCGAAGAGCGGCCGCAACACAGCCCGCGCCGACTTCCAGCGCATGGTGGCCGACGCCAAGGCCGGCCTTTTCGACTTCGTGGTGATCTACAAGGTCACGCGCATCATGCGCAACCGCGACGAGATGGCCTTGCTGCGCATCACGCTCAGGAAGTACGGGGTCGAGATCCTTTACTCCGGCGAGGATATAGGCACGGGGTCCGACGGCATCCTGCAGCTGGGTCTGAAGGAGGTGCTGGCCGAGTGGGAGAGCGCGCAGCTCTCCGAGCGCATCGTGGACGGCATCCAGAAGAACGCCGAGCGCGGCATGGCCAACGGTCGCACCCTCTACGGGTGGAACATAGTGGACGGCTATTATGAGGTGAGCGAACTGGAGGCCTCGGTTCTGAGGCGCGCGAAGTCGATGCTCTTCAACGGCAAGACCGTGGCGGAGATTGTGAGAGCGTTGGACGGGCACAAGACCAAGCGCGGCAAGCCGATCAAGCAGAACACCCTGACCAAGATGCTCAAGCGCAAGCAGAACGCCGGGGTGTACTCCTACGCCGGGGTCGAGATTGAGGGCGGCATGCCAGCCCTGTGGACGATGGAGGACCAGCGCATGATTTGGAAGATTCTGGGGGACGAGACGCGCCCGCGCAGGAAGGCGCTGAGTGCCGACTTCCTGCTCACGGGCAAGCTGTACTGCGGCAAGTGCGACACGCCCATGACGGGCACCAGCGGCACCTCGAAGACGGGCGCGACGTACTACTACTATAAGGACAAGAAGGGCTGCGGCCGCCAGGTGCGCAAGGATGTGATCGAGGACAACGTGGCCGATGCAGTGAGGGCGGCGCTCTCAGATGAGGCCACGCGCGAGAAGATCGCCGACCTGGTGTGCGAGTACAGCGAGAGCGAGGACCCAACGCCCCAGTCCGATGTGATCTTGGCCGAGTTGAAGGAGATACGCGCCTCCTACGCCAACATATTGAAGGCCATCGAGCAGGGCGTGATACCCCCAGGCTCGAAGGAGCGCATCGCGGACCTCCAGCAGCAGGAGGAGACCCTGAACGAGGAACTGCGCATCGCCGAGGCCATCGAGGCCGTGGCCCTGGACCGCGACCGCGTGCTGTTCTGGCTGGAGCAGGTTGCAGAGGCGCCGGATGCGAAGACGCTCATCGACGTGTTTGTGGCCCGTGTGGTTCTGCTGGGGGATGACTTGCACATCGTGATGCACTTCGACGATAATGATGGCCCACCTGTTGGGCGCATTATTGATGAAGACAGGGGTGGGGTTCTGCCAAATGGCACTAGGCTCCACCATAATGAAATTAGTCGAACCCCATGGTTCGGCTATTACGTGGCATGGCGCACGCTCGTCATAGTCACCAAATACAGGAAGACCCCCTGCTAGGGGGTCTTCTCCTTTTCTGACCAAGTTTCCGGCTCTACACCTTGAGCAGGTAGTCATCCGCCGCAGGGCCGCCGGTTGGCTTGCCTACTGCCACGTATCGCTTCTGGCCAGACTGGGCGCCTGTGTAGCGCCCCCAGACCCATCCGTCGGCGATCTTGTACCAGTCATCAAGCGTTACCTCGCCGCCCTTGTTGTAGTAGACGAGGTTGCCCTTGGCGTCCTTCGCCTGGGGGTAGGACAGCCCTGGACCCGTGCGCACGCGCAGGTTGTTCACCTGGCAGCGGTACTTGCCGCCGAAGCCCGTGCCCGTCTTCTCGGCCGAGTTAGATGCCGAAGACGTGGATGGCTTGGCCGCAGGCTGCTGGGCCGGCGCAGACGGGGTGGCAGCATTGCCGGTGGTGATGCGGGCGTGCAGCTCCTTCCAGCGCGCAGCGTCCACGTAGTAGGCGGGGCACTGCTTGCCGTTCGCATCGTAGTGGCGGATGACGTGATCCGCAGCGATGCCGTACTTGGCCATGAGGTGCTGGACCAGCCAAGTCAGGCGCTCGATCTCGGCCTCGGTGAAGGCTCCAGCAGTGCAGACCTCGATGCCGATGCTGCGCTGGTTGATGGCCCAGTTGCCGGCATGCCACGCGGTATCGCTTTCGCTCACGCTCTGCCATATGGTGTAGCCGTCGCACACGAAGTAGTGAGCCGATGCGCCGAGGTTTGCCTCGCGGCCGAAGTAGATGCAGTTGGCCTCGGCGGCGCCGTCTGAGGTCTTCGCGCCCGCAGTGTAGTGAATGACCAGCCACTGCACCGAGTTGCCGCCGCGCCCCTTCGTGAAGTTCGTGGCGTTGCATTGCAGGAACTTGGTCTCATACGTTGCCTGGATGATCTGCTCCGCCTCGGCCAAGAGTTCCCCCGAGGCGATGATCTCCTCCACCTTCTCGGCAGTGATGCCCTCATGGCCATCGCCGATGCCCTGGCCGGTGAGGTGGTCGAGCCATTCCTGCGGCGCGCCCTCGTTGCCCAAGGCTATGAGCTGTTCGAGTGTTTCGCTCATGCGTTACCTCCAATAAACAGACGGCAGGCCTTCGTCAACGTAGTACATGCCGTCGAACCAATAACTGCCGACCCCCGATTCGCGCGCCCATTCCTTCTCTTGAGGGGTGAGGAGGTCGCGGTCGCGGACCGGCTCATCTAGGGTCAGCACTTCGGGGGTCTCGGGCATCGGGTGCAGCTGCGAGGTGAGCACCAGGGCGGCGCCGATGCCGATGAGCATGGCCAGGGTGGCCAACTCGTAGAAAAGGACGCGCTGTAGCCTCTTACGCATCCGCGCGCTTGCCGATTTCGGCTTGGATGGGCGCGAGTACGGCCATGACGGTGGGCGCGAGGCCGATGGTCACCCATTCGGGTGCGCCTGCGGTGTTGGCCAAGAGGGAAGCGCCCACGCCGATGACGCCCTGGGCGATCGTGCGCTCCAGCTTCGCTGCCGGGGAATTGTCTGCGCACCAGTTGACGAATGCGGTGGTGGCCTTGCGGATGGGGTTCTTTGTTTCGGGCATTTCGAGCCTCCTTAGTCGGTTGGGATGGGTTCGCCCTTGACGGGTATCTCCTCGTTCATGCGGCGAACAAGCGAGTGGACGTAGTGATTGCCGCCCAGCTTCTTGTAGCTGTCGAAGTCGCGATTAACGCACTCCAGCTCCATGGGTGTGATCCAGCCGCGCGCCACGACCCGCTCGTACGTTTCGACGATGGAGGTTTTCAGCTGGTTGCGCTGGCTCTCCATCAGGGTGGCGTGCTGCTGTTTGAACTCGCGCAGGAAGTCCATGACCTTCTTGGACACGAACCCCACGACGCCGAGCGTCACGGCGCTGATGATTGCCGGAAGTGCTTGCCAGAGGAAGTCCATCAGACGGCAGCCCCCTCTGTGCCGATAGGCTCATCGTCTTCGGCAGTCATGCCTTCGAGCTTGTTGATCCTCTCGCGGCATTGCTTGCGCAGCTTGATGGTCTTGGCGATCTCCTTGCCCGCATTAGCGATGGCCGAGAGCAGTTCGGCCATGCTTTCCGCTGCGAAAATATCCTCGACGGCTCGGAGAATCTGGTAGTCCGTGTTGTCCAGGATGTTCTTGTTGGCGTTGATCTCGCCCTCGATTTCGGTGCGCTTCACGTGGGTCCTCCTTTCGTTCTATCGGATGGACCCACTTTATTGAGGGTGTCGCTTTAGGCTGCCAGTGGCAGGTACCAGGCTATTTCAGTGAGACCCCCCCCCGGCAAGTGTTTGCCGGGTCGAACAATTCGCGGTACAGCGCATCCATGCGCTCGACTGTCTCGGCAGCGTCCAGCTTGAGCATGCTGCCCCTCCATGACTGGTAGGAGTTATCGACCTGCTCCATGGTCATCAGCCCGCGCGCAACAAGATCAGCCTGCTTCTTGAGTTTTCTGCGCTCTCTCGTGATGCTCTCGCGGGAAGGCCTCACGATGATCTTGCCAGTGTCTGTGAACGTGAACCGCTTCTTCAGGAAGCGGAAGCCACGGGACAGCTTCACGATGTGGGTCTTGCGAGGGTTCAGCTTCGCCCCTCGGTCAAGGCACAGCGCCTCGATGCACCCGAGCACTAGCTGCAGGCGCTCCTTTGACGCGTCAAGCACGTACAGGTCGTCCATGTATCGGCCGTAGGCCTCCACCCCGCAGCATTCGGCCACAAAGTGGTCGATGGGGCTGAGGAAGGCTATGGCGTGGGTCTGGTTCGGCTCATCGCCGAGGCCGAGGCCAACGTCGCCCTGGTTGTCGATGAAATGGGCACCGAGGTCAACGAGCCGCTCGTCATCCAGTTCGCGCAGGGCCTCCTTCGCGTGCTCGTGGCTGATGCTTCCGAAGTAGTTGGACAGATCGACGAGGAGGATGTAGCCATCGGCCCCGTGGGTGCGGTAGTGCTTGGCCAGCTGCCCCTTGATTCGCTTGATGGCGTATTCCTGGCCGCGCCCCTTCACGTTCGCGGAGTTGTCCGCTGTGAGCGTCGGCGTAATCGCTGGAACCAGGGCGTTCTGGTTATATGACTTCTTTATGACGCGCTCAGGGAAGCACACGGCCGCGATGTGGCGCTCCTTGCCGCGCTCGAATATCGTGAAGCGGTGGACTGGTCGGCATACCTCGTTGCCCTCAAGCAGGTCCTGGTTGGCCTTGATGATGCCGCGAAGGATGCGCGTCCTGTAACGCTGGACGCTTGCCTTCCATGAGACCCCGCGCGATGCCTGCTTCGCAGCGTTGTACAGAGCGTTGAGGTCTGCGATCTCCTCAAGGGTGCAGTCCTTGACGCGCTCGGCCTTCTTTGCCGCGCGTTTCTCCTCGCGCCTTATCCGGCGCGCCGCTCTTCTCTCCTCGGAGTTCAAGAGCGTACCCCGCACGGCTCCCAATGGAGCGTTCTGCCAGCCGCGTGAAGGAGAGGCATGAAACGGCGCGGAACGTCCAACGCACCGCCATGCAAGCAGCGTCCGCCACCCTTCGCGGGGTACTTATTGACGGGGTTGCCCCCGAAGGTCGCGCATCCCTTCCTCTTAGGCACGGCGTTCGCATAGCTACTAGGACTGGCCGCAAGGGAATCAGGGCGCCACGCCCACCCCGGTGTTCGAGGCGTTGTTGTTGGCATTGCCGTTCGCGTTGACGTTGCACGCGTTGGTCGCGTTGACACCAGAGACGCAACGGAGCCACACGTTGGACGAATGTGCGACGCGCAACCTGTGGCCATATTATAGCCGCCCGTCGTTGCGCATCAGGATGAGGTCCCTGAGCCTCTGCGCCTCCTCTTCGGTAGCTCTCAGCTTATCCTCTTCGCTCTCCTTGCCAATCAGCTTCACGCCGTTCTTCGCGGCTTGCAGCAGGTTGATCTCCCCATCCAGCAGCGTCAAGAGCTCCTTCATTTCGTTCAGGTCGATGCCGGAGCGCCCAGGCTCCTCAGAGCCGTCCTGGTTCTTTCTTGCGCCACCGCGCACCTCGACAAGGCATGCGAGGTCATCGTAGAGGGTGAACGCGTCGGCTATGGCCAGGGCGAGGTACTTCTTACGCTCGATGACCGCCCAGGTGCTGTTCGGGTAGAACGCATCGGCGCGCTCGATGTTCGCGATCATGGAGCGGGCGGTCTCGCACATGGGCACCGCGAAGGTGAAGCGGTAGGACTTCGGCACCAGCCTCTCCTTGTGCACCACCCTCACAACCTCGTCGCGGATACACAGGGCGCGGAAGAAGAACTCGCGGCTGGACAGCCCGCGCTTGCGCGCATAGACACCCATGGCCAAACCTCCAAAAAAAC